AAATTCTGGGATTATGACAATGCCCAAGAACAGTTAGAACACTATAAAAAACTGGAACAAAACAAACAAAGAAATACTGGCAAGGTTATTCAGACTAAATCTATAGGTGCAACGAAAGAAAAAACACCTCATAGAATAGCTAATGACTATAAAAATGTCAATATGAGTGACCCAGAAATAGCCAAGTATTTCGAATAATTTCCGAAAGGGGAATATTTAAATGGCTTTAAACTATAATAACTTGACTGCTTTGACAAGAGATAAGTTTATACCTGTTCTGGTTGATAATATTTTTAACTCCAATGTATTAACTTTTAAGTTACTAAAAAATGCTGAAAAGTTAGATGGTGGTAAAAAGATTATTACACCAATAGAGTACGGTAAAAATGCTTCTCAAGGTTTCTATAGTGGTTATGATACATTAACAACTGCTAATACAGAGATTGTAACAAGTGCTGAGTGGAATTGGACTCAAGCTTGGGCAGGTATTACTATATCTGGTGAAGAAGAACATAAAAATATGGGTGATTCACAGGTGTTAAGTCTATTAAAATCAAAATTAAAGAATGCTGAAAAATCTTTAAAAGATTTATTTGGTACTCACTTATTTGATACAGACGGACCTAACACAGGTGCATTTACTTCGCTTATTGGTTCTGGAACACAAGCTTCATCTGGATATGATGATACAGCTTTAATTGATATGGCTGATGGTAATACAACTGACTTTTGGCATTCACCAGGTGGAGTCAATAATTCTATTATTTCTTATAATAGAACATTAGGTGGCATTGATTCTACTGAAGATGGTTCTGCTGGAAACGGTGGTGCTTGGTGGGATTCTAAAATGGCATCTTTTGCTACAGGTTCTGGAACAGTAACTACAGCTTGTACTTGGGATGAACTTATTGCTGTAACAAATGGAACAGCTCACATTATTAAAAAAATGACTCAAATGTATTCTGAGTTAACTATTGATAATGATGCTCCAGACTTAATTGTTACAACAAATGTTATCTATGATGCATATGAAAGTGCTTTACAAGCTAATAAACGATTTGCTGGTAATCAACAACTTGCTGATGCAGGTTTCCAAAACTTAGCATTTCGTGGAGCTTCTGTGGTAGTAGATTCTCATTGTCCAGCTGGGATGATGATTTTCTTAAATACTCGTTACCTTGACTTTAAAGTACATAACAAAAGAAACTTTTCTTTTGATGGCTTTAAGAAAAGAGAAGATTCTGATGCAATGGTTGCAAAAATCTTCTGGATGGGTCAATTAACTTGTACTAATCCAAGGATGCAGGGTGCCATAGTAGGTGGTCCTTCTGCTTATGCTTAATAAGTAGTTAATTAAAATATGGGGGGAGCTTCGGCTCCCTCTATTAACTGGAGTTTAGATGACAATTACTGAAGTTATACAAAGTTTAAGATACAGATGTGATGAATCAAGTGCTGATACTTTATTTTCACAAGATGAGAAACTTGATGCTATTAATACAGCTTTAATAGAATTATGGAGTATGCTTGATAGTAGTTTATTTGTAGATAATATTGCTTATGATGATTATACACCAGAACCACAATATAAAATATTAAATGGTCAATGGTACTTAGATGATGTTTTTCGTGTAGAAAGAAGAGATACTGCTACCTCTGATTATATTAAATGTGCAGTTATTAGTAGTTCTGAATATAATCAAGTTATAGATAACTCATACAGTAAACCATCAATAGAGCATCCTATAGCTGTTCATTGGACAGCAGATGGTATTAGTATAAGTGATGAAAATTACCCAGTAACATTCGGTGGTCTTAGAGTATTCCCAGATAGTTGGGATGCTGTGAGGGTACATTTTAGAACAAGACCAAGAAAAATGTTGACATCTGATGTAACTGCTGATACTGAAGTAATTATTGGTAATAGAAACTCATCGGGAGGATTCGATACAATAGAACCTTTACATCATATACTTATAAATTTAGCTGAGGCTATTCTTTGGAAAAATGATAATAAAATGGGTAGGTCTGATGTAGCAAAAAATAAAGCTATGGAAGCAATAACTGTATTAAACAATAAAGTAGCATTAACAAGTGGGAAACCTATAAATGGGTAGGCAAATAGAAATACCACAAACTGGATGGTTAAATACAGAGGCAAACCCAGAATTGTTACAAGCTGGAGAATGTACTGTTTGTGAAAATCTTGATTTATTTAGTCCAGGTATAGTTAAAAAAAGAGAAGGAAGGGCGATAAAAGCATTTTTTGATAATGTGAATATCACTAAAATAGTAAGATGGAAAGACCCAGACCCAGAACAAGATAGACATTTATGGGTAGGGTACGATTCAGTAAATAAACGAATTTTTAAAATTACAACAATATAGGAGATAAAAAAAATGGCATATTTTGAATACACTCCATCTTACAGTGAGACTGTCTCTACAGCTCTATCAAGAGGTGGAAGTTTGTTTGAAGCTAAGAATGGCTATTTAGAACCAGGTGATTTATTTAGAATTAATAATGGTTCTGGATATACTAAACCAGCCAATGATTTAGCACAAAACACAGTAGGTAGCACACTTAAAATGGCAAAAAAGAATAAGATGGGTATAATAGGAGGCTCATCAGAATTTAATAAAAGAATACATTCTGGAGGTGCACCAGCAGTTGGTGATTTATATACTGTTCTTCGTACAGACAGGGTAACTGGAATATTCCAGGTTAGAAATATGATTGATGGTGAAGGTGATATGGAGGGTGGTGAATATGGAGTTGCAGGTGAAATTTCTATTACTGGTCCAGCAGGTGGTCTGAGTTTTGAGGCAGATGAGACTGTTACAGTCACAGGTACAGCTTCATCGGATGTTGTAACAGATGCTACAGATTTTAAATTAATTGTAGAAACATTAGATGACCAGGGTCAAGGTACTGGAAATGCAAGTGAATTAACTGTCACAGTAACAAGTAACTGGTCAGTAAGTTTTACACCAGAGACTCTATCTTATCCTATAACTACCAATAAACAAGTTTTATTAACTATCCAAGCTTTAGATGGTGGAACTTTAATAAATGCAGATGCATCAATAATATATGTTAGACCAGATGGTGATGCTTTAATTGCGACATATGGAACAATCACACCTATATTAAATTTCTTAGGTGAGGATGCTGTAAATGTTACTTATGAATTTCCAATAGTTGATAATGCTGGTACAGTTTCAACTGATATAACTATTCCAACAAACTTAGATGGAGCAGAAGCAGGTAACGGAAGATTGTTATCTGATGCTTCTATAGAATTACTTGCAATACAAAAAACACTTGGTGTAGATTTTGGAGGGTTTTGGCTGATGCTTTATTCATCAGAGCCAGGAGTTGCTCCAGTAGCTATACCGATGGGAGGCGATATGAATGTAAGGATGGGAGTTGGCTTTAATGCTGATGGCTCATATGATAATAATGATACTGGGTTAAGTCAATCGTTCCAAGTTATGGATACTGATTTTGGTGGTACTGCTAAAATGGAGCTTATAAGCTCAACTGGAACAGTCACAACTATATCGGCATCTGTTGCCACATCTGGCACAGGAACCTTTACTGTTTCTGGTATAGACCTTGACACATTAGGAGCTGGTAGTTCACCTATTCCAGCAGGTGTTAACTATAGAATAAAGGTAACATCTAATACTGATGATGATATGTTTGCTTACGGAGAATATTTTACTATTAAGTCTTCATTAGCATCAATAACAGTCACAAGTCCTGCGAGTGGTTCAGAACAGTATTTTGGAGATACAGTAACTGTTGAATGGACATCACAGACTAACTAATGGCAGAAACTGGAGATACATATTATGAGGGTCAACTAAGTGACGAAATAACAGTTGATATTTACCTCGTAGCAGGTCCAAATCATAGCACCCTATCTGACTTAACTCAGATAGGGGATGCTTTAGTTACTTCTGCTAATCCAGACGGAACCTTTACCTATCAAATACCTTCTGGAACACCAGCAGATAATTATAGGATTAAAATAGTGTCTGGAGGTATTGAGAATAATAGTGATGCTTTTAATATATACACAGATACAGCATTAGAAGATATTAAAAATTTTGAAGAAGATAGAACTGATGCAGATATTAAAATACACGATAATGTTTTAAGATTCCCTATGGGTACAGATAAATCTCCTGGATGGTATGGGTATATAGATAGAAAATATCCAACTTACAGGAATTATGCTGATGATGCATATATAGAACATAAATTCAAAGGTTATTTCTATGATGAAAATGCTATACCTCTATCACCTGTAGGATTTTCCTATCAAGGAATAGGTACTCCTTCTGATTCTGGCTTAAATCCTGGAATACTTGAAAATCACACATATAAATATAAAGTTTCCGTGGTTTATGATAATAACCAGGAATCAGCATTAGATGAGGGTGGAATAGCTTGGAATAGTCCAACTTATCCATCTAATTCTCTACCTATAAAATTTAGATATGGCAAAACAGATTGGAATCCAAGAATCACACACTTTAATATATATAGAGCTATGGATTTTGTTGAGGATGACAAAACAAATACCTATTATAAAATTGGTTCTATAAAATTAAGTGACCCAGATATAGGTGTGGATGAAGAGGTTAGTATAGTAACAAATAGATGCTTAGCAACTACAAATGATAGTGGTGTTATAGTAAATGCCTCAAAAGCACAC